TTTTTGTGGGATCAACTTTGATTACGTCAGGTTTTGTTGTGACGATTTCTAGTGGTTGTTTTATTATTATAGTTTGAGTGCCACCAGAAGAGTTACCAATAACACCATTTTCTCCTTCTTCTTTCTTTTTCTTTTTAGCTCCTTGTGCTGCATTAACACTTATTCCGAGCCCACCTAAGATGTTCCCTAAAAGTCCAGCAGCGAATGTACTATCCACTCTTGGCTGATCTGGTATGTCTATTCCAAATAGCTTGTTAGGTAGTTTTATGTATCCAAGAGATAAAACTAATAAACACCAAGTTAATATAAATGCTTGTGCAACAGTAGAAACTAAAAAAGTAATTTTTTCCTGGTAATCAGGTTTATCATCATCTGTTTCTTTTATTTTCTTTTCTAAATCTTTTACTTTGTCTATCATAACTAGGATTTATTAGTCATACTAGACATAATTGTTAATTTAAGCAAATGCCAGAGATTTATGGAGCGTTAATAGGAGCAGCAGCCACCGCTTTTCTTATGGTGCTGTCCAATATGAGTAATAGAAGAGAAAGAGATATTCGAGAATTATTTAATAGAATAAATCAGTTAGATAAAGCGGTCAGTAGGATAGAAGGTCAAAACCGTTAATATTTGGTATGTTTGGGAAAGAACATAAAACACTATGTCAAAATTTCTAATCAATTTATTTATCAAATTTGGTAAATCAGAATCACTACGAAAGGCTGCTTTGAGTTTATTAAAAGATCTTGCATCCAAATCAGATAATGATGTTGATGATGCAATCGTCAAAATGATCGAAGAAAAACTCTTTCCAGTAAAATGAAAATTACTAAATTTCTCAACATTGATATAGAACCAGCACCACCAGAGTTGGAGCTAGAAATCGAAATGCAATGTAGAGAAATAATGAAAAGTAATGATCTGGACAATGTAAAAAGATATTGCACTCATATGGTCAGAAAGAAATTTGATCAAGACATATTTATGGCTTCTTTGTTAAATAGACTTATAGAACTAGAAGCTAATCGTGTTGTATTAGAATTAAGAAAAGAGAAAAAAAAACGTATTAATCCGATAAAGAAGTTTTTTCGTATTCGCTAATTTCTTCATCAGTAAAATCTCTGATAAATAATTTATCTATCTTGTCAACTTCATAATTAAATTTTAAAATTGCAGTTCTTATATGTTCACTTATCCAATTTCCTTCATTTGAAACTATTTGAGCTTTACCTTTTTCGTTAATAAATACATAATGATCCTGACCTTTTAATTGAACATCTAATAAATTTTTTTCTAAATTTTTACGCCTTATTGCTTTAAGTTTGCGTAACTTAATAACAGATTTTCTAACTGGTTTCATGATTTAAATATAAGGCATAAGTAAAAACATATGCCTTTTTTTAATAATTTTAAAATAGACCTTGAGTATTAGGAGCACCCTCTATTTTTTGCGGATTAATATTGCCATAAATGCCGTAGTCTCCTTCCAACGCTTTAGCGTTGATATATATACATTTAGCTTCAACATTTTTTTTCTGTGCGAAATCGTAGACTTTCCCATCTGATTGTTTTGTATTTACTAGGTTTTGTATATGTTCCATGAAATGGGTAACAGATTCAACTGGAATACATAAAGTAAGTTGATTTCCAAATTTACCATCATTTATGTTGAACTTGATAGGTAGTGGAAGTGCTGGATTGAATTGAGAATTAGTCATTGAAATAATTTTGTAAAACTGTTTTGATTAATTGATTGGGAGGAACATTATTGTCTTTGCAATATGTTCTTATTTTGTCAGCAAGCTGATCATCAGTACGAACAGTAAAGATGTTTCTGTTGTAATCTTTATGGCGATCTTGCTTGCGTTCTTGAAGTTGATTTAGAACTTGTTTCCCTGCAAATTCTGCTTCTTCTTGAGTCATAAGGAAGAGTCAATTTCATTTATTAAAAGTGTAAGGAACTTACCTTGTTCAGCAGTTCTTATGTCAGCAGGGCCAATTTTTTCTGCTGTGATCTTGTATTCTTTTTTGTATTTGTTGATGACCTGATCTTTTTTATCAGGATATTTTTCAGATAAACTCATAATCTTTTTAACAAGAACATCAAGAGCAGCTTTTGCTATGGGATTACCATAGTTTTTATCTTCAATAGATTCAACAGGATCAGGTTCTTGTTTAGGTTTTGTAGGAGTTCTTGTAATACCTGTTTTATCAGCAGGAGGTTCAGTTAATGACATTGCATCATCATCAACTTCAGAACCTATTCCATAAGCTGCACCTAATGCATATCTTCTTGTATATGTAATTGCAATACCAAGATCATGCATAATGTTATAACCTCTAAGTTCTTTTAAAGGTAGTTTGCTTTCTATTTTTTCTTCTTTGAAATACAAAGTCGTAATACAAATTGTAAGTACTTTGCCATCTTCAAGAGGTAAATAATCAAAAGTTTGTGTATGAGAAATACCAAGTTCTGCTGCTGGTTGTAATGCCTTAAGAACATCTTCAAGAGTTGAATACTTACGTTCAGTAGTTACAGATTTATTGGTTTTTTTATCTTTTCTAGTTTCTTTTGCTATACCTGTCCTGTCGGCAGATTTAACTTGAGATTGAAAGATTGCAAGAGCTTCAGCAAGAGTCTTTGGAGAATCTGCTGTAGATTTTTTGGCGGTCATGTTTAATTAGTATTAGTATACTATTAGTATACTAATCACAAATAGAGGATATTGCAATATATGCACCTGGCAATTCATCTTTATTTACATATCTTTTCTTAGTATTTAGTTCAACAACAAGAGAATCATCCTCTAACACACTTCCCCCAGCACTAACAGACAATCCATCTAAAGTAGATCTTGCAAGCTTATCGATATCTCCATTACCTCTACTAGTACAATATTTAGGAGATGAAGGTTTTAAGACTTCCGCATTCTTACCAGTTCCAAAATGTGATTTAGGTCTAGGAAAAACAAACTCTATATCTGCCTTTACAGGTAAATTCAATGCTCCTGATGAATAACAATTTAATGCAGCTTCCTTAACGTCATTTCTCCAGGGCTTCACCTTTTTAGATGCTTCGATCATCGCACCATATCTTGTTAATGTTTTAGATCCTTGAGGAGCAGGGATTCCTACTACTCTTATCGTTATTTCATTCATTATTGTGTTTGATTTAAATAAACTTCCAACATTTTTACGATTTTATTCATTTTATTTTTAAGTTTTTTTAAGTTTTTTTGTCTGTTAACAGCCCAACTAATACTAAATCTTTTTTTATTAGAGGAAGTTGTAAAATAATATTTATTATCTTTATTTGCATTATCAAAACCTAACCAAATTTCTTTGTAATTATGTTTTTGTTTTTTTAATTCAATTTGTCTTTGTAATTCTTTCTCTAAATTATTAATTTCCTGTTTTATTTTATGTAATGAAATGAGTAAAGGATCAATATCATTTTTTCTAATTCTTTTTCCATCAGAAGCACCAAACCAACTTTTGTCTGGAATAGAAATTTTATTTAGATTATTTGCAGATTCTTTTGTCATTAGATAAGATTTATTTGAAAGTTAAGGGAGGGCATAAAGCCCTCTTTTTTTATAAATTATTTATATGTTTTTCTAGCAGTTCTTTCTGCTCATGTAGGTTTTCTAACTTTTTCTTTGCTAACTCTTGTTTTGTTTGCCAGGTTGGTTTATCAAGATTTGCTGCTATACAAATTTGATCAACTATACGTTCATTAATCCTATGAGTTAATTTTTTTATAGTATTTGAATTTTTATATTCTTGATCATGAATAATGTGCATATTCCTTCCAAGATCTTGAGCAATATTTTGTAATTCCAAAGGTTTATTTTCATATATCTCAGTCAATCTATTTTTATTTTCATCACATAAACGATATGTTTTATACCATCCTGTTTTGGCTCTATTAAAGTAATCTTTTTTATTTGCTTCTTTATGGCTTGGAATATATTGCATAACTAAATTGGCAAATAAATCTGACCATTGTCCTTTTTTGACATTAAAACGATTATCGATGATTTGCTCTGCGTCATCAGTTGAAATACCAGCAGTTGTCAAAGAAAAAGAAGTCAATTCCATTCTTGATTGCTTTCTGCATTGAGCACCATTAGATAAAACCATAGCCATCTCAAATTCAAAATTATTTGAAACAACAGTCTTATCAACCCAGATTTTTTGTTTCATGATATCTTCCCACTCAACATTAGAAGCTGCACAAAGCATTTGTAGAGCGTAGTTTCTATGTCTTCCGCTACCATTAGCAGGATTTTCAAATTGACCTGAATTACTTTTAAAAAGAATAATTCTTGGAGGGATAACAAGCTTATTAATAATATCCATATCAGGTATTTTTTTATGCTTTAAAAATCCATAATTACCAAAAAACAACTTTTCAATTGCTTTATAATCTATTTGTTGCTCACCAGGATCATTCATCTTGATCTCTGACAATTGTCTCATAGTCATATAGGAATGTTGATGACTATTTGTTGGTTCACATTGAACTACTGTTCTAAATAAATCATCACTAGTTTTGCAAGCATCGTATATTCGAGATTTTTGCAAAGGTCTGATTTCTTTTCTTATATCATCTACAAGTTTGCAGAGATT